TCTCTGTATACCCAGAAATTGTTATCGAAGTCAACTGCAATCCAAAGAACGCAAGCTGCAGACGAATAGCCCCAGTCACATGTTCTGAATCTGAGCCAATTGCGGGGAATGTCAAAAGGCTGAACAACATGGGTAGTAATATCAAATTCCGGAAAAGCCGAATTTTCAAATGCACTCCAATCTCCTTCTAAAAACTGTTTACGTTGTACTTCTGGCAAAGATGACAACATTATCATATAGTCATCTGTTTGCATTAGATACGGGTTATCTTGTAACTTAGCCGGTATAAATCTTCTTGTTATAGATTTTTCACCTGCTATAGTATTTATATGCACATCAAATGGTTTATTTGGTTCTGATGGGTCTACAAACATTTCTTTAACCCATAATGAACCAACGTTTCCAGGATTGCCTGTAGCTCTCATAAATACAGGTATTTCTGGGTCTACACTACGAAGTGATGAACGTAAAAAATTATATATTTCTGGAGTAGGATATTGAGGCAACTCATCTATTCCAATCCATGTATATGATTGACCTTGATAACGAAGAACATCTGTTAAATTTTCTGCGTAACCAAATTCAATTCTAGCACCAGAAGGAAATCGCCATTCTTTTTCTTGCTCTCTCCATTTGGCCCCAGTAAATGCCCTATTATATAATCTTTGAGAATGATTAATCATATCTCTAAGTTCTGGCATTGAACGTCTTAGTAATAATGCTCGATGATGAGACTTATCACAATATCTTAGTGGGTCAATAAGCATGGCATATGATTTGCCACCACCTCTTGCTCCACCATAAAATACTTCCCTTTCTGATGCAGCTAAAAATTGTGTTTGAGGCCCATCATTAGGTTTAAATATTATATTTTCTTCTACATGCTCTTGAACATTTGGAGGAAGTTTTTCTACTTCTTTATCTGTCATTACAGATTGAGAAACTCCCTTTAATGCTTCATCAGCTTTTAAGATATTTTCTTTTTTAGCCTTTGCATTATAAATCTTTTGTTGTGCTTTTTTAATTGCATCATCTTGCGTTTTAATAACTCTTTTTGCTGCAAGTTTTGCTTTTGTTTTTACACTTAGGATTCTTGGTTCTTGCTTGACTCCTTTTTTTCTTCCAAGATTGGCTCTTGGTTTAGGTGGTTCAATGTCATCCATCTTTTATCTACAATTTTTTTTAATCCTGTATGAGTAATAGAACGACCTGTTTTTTGTGTTAGCCATCGTGCTACTTCCCTATAAGAACAATTATTTAAATATTCTTTTGCTTCTTTTAATGCATCTAATTCAGATTCTACTGGTTCAATATAATCTGTATCATCAGCAAGTTTATATCCAAAAGGTATAGTGCGTGCTTTTCTCTTAATTAGCACCATCTTTAGCCGGTAAGATAAATATTCCATGAGCAACTTGTCCTGTCATTTCTATCTTATCTTTTTTAACAAGACCTACTCTATCAAGAATTTGTTTAGCCGCTTCCATACGAATATTAACACCAGGTGTTTTTCCATCTTCATCTAAAGAATCAACTAAACCTTTTACTGCTTTAGCTGAATTAAGTGCAAGAGAATATTCTGCTCTTTCTAGTATTTCATCTTTTAATGCTTTAACTACTTTTGGATAAGATGTTGGGGCATATCCTGCAAGTTCTCCTGCTTTTTTTGGATTACCTTCTGCTTCTCCAAATAGCAAATCAATAAAAGTCTTTTGCTGAGTGCTTAATTCTTGTTTCTGTCTTTTTTCCGGTAACATTTTTTTCTGTTGGTTTAGTAAATATTTTCCACCATGCTGCTACTAATCCATATGGGTCATCGTGTGGATAACCAATACAATTAAGCCCATCGTCTTTTTTGTTTACTTTTTTCTCTTCTTTCTTTCGACCACTCTGGGATGTTTTTATTTTTTTGCTCACGTTCTTTATATCCTCTCTCTGCTGTCGCTAAGATTTGTTCTCTCGCTTTGTCTTCCTTTCCACCCACATCTGATATAATAGATAGATTAGGAGCTGAAATAACTCTTCTAATATTATTATCCCTACACGGAAAGTTTCTTTTACTGATAGGAAGATGTTCTGTAAATTTTTCCCCAGTTTTTTTATTTTCAAATTCATACAAAGGCATTATGCTATGTCTGTATGCCCTTTAAATTTTTTATCATTAGGTGACCTTAATTTAGAAGATTTCCATTGGTAAGAACTTCTATCTTTTGATGAACCTAAAGCTCTTCTAATTTCACTTTCTGTTAATAAGTTTAATTCTAATGCTTTTGGGGCACCATGTTTATTAATAATTGAAATAATTTCCTTTTTTGTTACCATATTAGTTCCTATGCGTTATTTGCTTCATAAGAATCATGTTCACAACATTTACATTCACATTGTCCACCGCAACAAGAGCCACCATTTGAACAATGACACGCATGTCCACATGTTTTACAATTTCCACAATCATTTGGTTTCATATCTTCGTTCCTTAAATGCCATCCATATCTTTGAGTCCAAACGGCTTTCTGTATCATTTCTTTTTTCTTTTTGATTTACCTGCCACAGTTAGTACAATAGCAATAGCTTGTTTTTGAGGTTTACCTTCTTTCTTTAGCTTTCGCATATTTTTACTAATAGACTTTTTTGATTTACCTTTAACTAGTGGCATTATATATCCTTATTTTTTTCCGGCAGACTTAGTTCTCGGGAAGGAACGATTTTTGCTTGCTGATTTGATTGTAAGGTTACTACGTTTATTATTCATAGCATTGCCATCTTTGTGGTGTACATCTTTAGTACTACCTCTTTTTACCAAGCCTGCCTTTATTGCTATGCGTCTTGCTTTATTACGCATATTCCTCTTCTTTTTACGAAGAGGTGACTCTGTATTAGCTTCTTGTTTATAATTTCTTTTGTAGTTTGCACTACTAGGCATACATTGCTTTAGATTTCTTAGCTTTTTTATCTGCTCTCATTTTCATAGAACCAGATTTAGCTTTAGCAGTAGCCCCTTTTCCAAGTTTTTTCTTCATTCCTGCCATTTTCTTACCAGGTTTCTTTCCTAATTTACCATACATATGTAGTTTCCTCCCTAAATTATATTTTTTATCAGTTTTTCCACAAATTGGTAGTCATTTTTTTGACTATGTCTAAACTTATGAAACTTTTTAAAGCTTTTTTGTAGGCTTTCTTTATGTTTTGTTTTATCTTCAATAGATTTTGCATTATAATACTCTTGACTTTGTTTAATTATATCTTCTTTTAGGCTGAACAGGCTAGACATTCTTCTTCTTCAGTAGTATTTACTGATGCTTGTGTCTGTTTGAGCTTTTCATTTTCTGCCCTAAGTTCAATTCTATCCCCATACGCCTTTTCTAACTTATTATAAAGATAATCCTTATCTTCTTTTAGTAGTTGCACGTCTCTTTGTAAGTTGGAGACGGTCTTCATTAAATCTTCAATCATGTCATTTGTTGTCATTTTGTTCTCCAGGGTTTAGGGTATAGAAACCAATGGAAAACTTGATGTTCCATCGGCAGTTAATTATTAGAACTCGTGTTTATCGTGGTGAGTTCCCAGACCACCAATGGAATTATGTATTCATTAAGGCGTATAGCCTTAAATTAGATTTAAAGCGTGTGTGCTATTTTGCCTAATAATAAATACATGCCTACTATTATAGTGCTTTACAGGAATCTGTCAACTACTTTTTTAATATTTTTGTATTTTTTTATTGACAAATTCTGAATACACTGTATAATGAATTACCACCCCTAAAGGGGGCCTTAATATCCTCAGATAGGTACTGTTTAAATTTGTACCTTAAAGTGTGCCAAAAGTGGTTGACACTTAATTCCCAATATTTTCACATGACCTCGTACTCATATATAGGGAGTAGTGGGGGGGTCGCCTGTATGCCCCTTGTCATTCTCTATAAATTTTTAAAGACCCCTTAAATATTCCTTTATATGTTCCCTCTTTGTTCTCTTTATAGTTTCCCTATAGTTTGCCTTTAGGTATTCCCTAAAGTTTTTATAGTGGTTAACGCTATGCCACCAAAAAGCAAGGCCAATATTTGTAGTCATATTGTAATAATCTGTAATATTTCTAAAGATATACTTAATTGTTAACCATATTGATACACCATATATTACACAATATTACAAAGAGTTATTTATTAAGTTTCTTATTGGCTACCCTTTTAATATTATTAAATAATTCGTTAATAATCTTTTCTTGCTCTAAGTCTGTAAGATTATTCCAATAAATACTCTTATTGTCTTTATTATTACAGCTTAATAATTGCCTTAATTTTTCCATAATTAACACCTTTTTGTTGTTCATATAATACTAGACGGCTGTTATTTAAGATTGTTTAAAAATAATTTAAAATAATTAGCAACAAATACTTGTATAAGCCGTCTAAATACTTATATTAAAAATATGTTTAAATTTATTGGAATAAATATAGATAATATTCGTTTACTTGATAGGACAATAAATATTAAGCTAGTTAGGATAATTATATAATGAATAATACTTATACAATAGATATATTTAACGCTTTAGGTTTTCCTAAGGCTATAAATAAAGACTTTAATAATAGTAATGATTTAAAAAATTTTACTATGAATGATATTGTTGAGCAATACAAAGAAGATTTAAAATCGCATGGGTTAAAAGTAGATTTAAGCAACCATAAAATAGTTATATCTCTTTGTTCAGTATTAAGAGAGAACATAGATAATTCAATTAAGGAATTATTAAAAAATGATAATAACCTTGATACTACATATATTAATAAAACTATAAATAATTTTAATCAAAAAGGGGCGTAATATGAAAGTATATAATATAAAGAATATACCCGATATTATTGATAAGATTAATAATATAGCTAATGAATTAAAAATAGATATTGCCTATAAATTTAATTCTAAAAACTGTATTAATATTAAATTAAATCTTGGTAGTTCTAAAGATTATCAACGAACCGGTTTTATGTATTCAGATAATCTTAAAAGATATAATAAGGTCAATGCTGTATGTTGGCACGGCTTCAGGGATTTTCTAAAAAAACTATATGAAATTAACGATAATATAAGAGTAATCACAGCTACTAAATCATCCCAAACAATATATACAAATGCAGCAGATTTTTACAATACTTATGAAAATACAGGGTATAATAATATAGGTAGTATTGTAAGCCCTATGTATTTTAAAAATGCTTGTTTATGTAAGGGGGTGGAATGAATAGTTTTTATTGGTGTTATAGTATTACTTGGTCTGAATCCTATGGTTGTGGGTATTGGGTCAAAATTATGGCTAATACACCTAAAGAAGCATATAAAATTTGTAAGAGATTAAATTATAAAATAACTAAAATTAAAAAAGCTAATGGATTTTGGAATAGTTTAAATAAAAATGGTAGTATTAAAAACTAATTAAATATATTTTTTCCTTGTAAAAGCCCCCCTATTAAAATGGGGGGTTTTTTATTTGGTTAATTTAAAACAATTTATAATATTAGCCGTCTAATATATTATGATACATTTTAAATATTATAGAGATAAAAACGGAAAATATTATTTTATACCAATAACTATTAGATTTAAAAAAGAAATAGAAATATTACAAAAAAGATTAGATAGTTATTATAATAAAAAAAGATTAGATAGTATATTATTAGATGAATTAGAATTTATAATGAAATACCAACATATAAAACAATATAGAGAGTATCTTATATATAAATCTAGTTATCTACTGACATACAAAAAAGATTAGATAGTTATAATAATAAAAAAAGAAATACCCCCTTTAAAAAATAAGGGGGTTTTCAATACCGTAGTTAAAGAAAAGAAAACTAAATGCTTTTAGTTAGTTTGATTTCATCTAAAATTGCCTTGCCTTTTTTTGTATGGTGATAAACTACATCTACAAATTTTCCTAAAAAGGTATGTTGACTAAAACCATAAACAAAACCTGCGTCTGTTGGCGTAGTAATTACACCCCCATTTTCAAAGTTAAATTGAAATTTTGGGTTGCCATTTATAGAGTTATTTAATCTCTTAACGCAAACAACTTTTATTTTTTTAATTAATTCTTTTTTAATCATAAAAATTTTCCTTTTTTAATTTAAGTTTTATTGTACAATATAATTATGGCACAAATAAGACATAAATAAGGTTTTATTAAGGTATAAATAAGAATAAAAAATCATAATATTGTCATATTGCTGACATAATTTAATGTTAGTATGCAATTTAACGAAAGGAAAAAAATGAAAATACAATATAAAGTATCAGTTGGGGATATAATCCCTTGTTATGAATATGTTAATGGGTTTGTTGATAATAAAAAACCAATTAAATCTAAAATTATGTCTATAAACACAGAAAAAAGAGAGGCAACTATGGAAAATGGAAGTGTTTTATGTTTAAAAAATGTAAAAATAAAGGGTTATGATAAATAAAGAAAGGAATAAAATGAAAAACTATAAATATATGAATAAAAAATGTAAGTTAAATAAAGATGATGAAAATTATTTTTATTGGGGAAAAATAAATGTTATGGGGGAAACTCATAAATGCAAGGTATTCCCTAACTTAAATAAAGACTTACATATAAAAGTGCTTAAAGGTTTTAAAAAGGTATTGACAAATCAAAAAAGAGCAGTTAACCAATAAATAATAATAACGAAAGGAAAAAATTATGCCAGAAATGAAAGTATATCAAAGGGAACATTTTGAGAGAAAAGTAAATACTCTTTTAGACCCTGAAATAGAAAAAGAGGAATTGTTGTTGTCCTCTACTATTGCTGAAATGACTGAAGTTGCTGAAAAAAAACTAGCCAAAAAGATTGGGGCTGATACTATTATTTCTAATTTAGCAAAAACTAAAGAGGAATTTGAAAAGGCACAACAGAAAGCTAAAATATTTTTTAGGGCTAACTCTAGGAAAAGCGTTATATACAAAAAATCATTAGACTATGATTTTGAGGGTAGATATGATAACACAGAAATAACTGTGAAAAAATGCCAAGACCAAATTAGAAAATGGGCTGAAGCGTTTGCTAGAGAAGAGGCAGAAAAACTTGATGTTGGCAAAAAAATTACTTATTTAAAAGCTATCAAAACTTCTGCAAAAGATTCAATCATGGAAGCCCATGTAGGAATTGATTTAAAAAACTCTTTAGATAAGTTATTACAGCCATTAGGGATTGCTTGGCAACGCCCTATTCCTGCTTTACCTAAACCAACAAAGAGTGGGGCGTAATATGAGAGCAGAACAGTTAGAACTATTTAATGACATTCCCCCTAAAAAAGACAGGATAGAAAAATTGAGGGAATTTCTACAAGCCAAAGAAAAATTTGGTGTTAATGATAGCATAATATTTTTTTGTGGTATGTTGACAGGTTGGTTTGTATTGACTATAATTGCTTTTATAGTTATGATAACTTAAAAAAGGTAGGTAAAAATGAATCCATAAAAATTGCTTCCTAACGAAAAGACCCCCTATTCCATGAACGATTATAGGGGGTTTTTTATTTGACAATAAATATTTAAAATGATACTAAAAATAAAATGAATATATTAGAACTAATACTATACACTATAATATTTTGGGTTGTTGCCTATTGGTTTTTATATAATACAATTATAATATGAAAGGAAAAAATAAAATGCTAGACGATAAACATACAACATCAGCTATTAAAACAGCAATATACATAAAAAATAATGGATTAAACACTATTAAAAAACTTTTAGAAGTTGAAAGTCTTACATATAATAAGGCGATTGCTAGTGATTTAAAAAGTAAATTAAATAAATACCAATCAACAAAACAAGGGGAAATAAACATACTTGATATGAATTTGGGTCATGTAATAAGAGCATTTTCAAAACTAATTGAGGAAAATGAAAAATTAAAACAAAAACCAAAAGTAAAACGAGTAAGATATAAAGAAAAAGTAAGAGAACATTTAAATAGAATTTATGAATTATTGGGGGATAAATGAGCCATATTGCACATGATAATAATAAACAAAATATTTATGAAAAGTATCTTGACATGGTGTCAAAAAAAATTAAAGATATTCCAACGGCTGAAAAGGAAGCCAAAAAATTAACAGAAGAGGAACTTGAGAAAAACCAATGACACCACCTATTAGATACCACACTAACTTTTATTTATCAAAAAAAGAAGCCATGCAATATCAATATGGAATGTTGAATAATAAAATAAGTTTAAACATACCCATAGAAAATACAGAATTAAAATTGAAATTAGATATAAAAGTAAGTGATATTTTTTCAATGAATATTAATAAAATGTCTATTGATAAAGATTCTTTTGAGAATACAATAAAACAATTACAGGGTAGATAAAATGACATAACTATTTGATATACAATAACAATTAACTAACACATAATTAACACATTATTTACACAGAAAGGCAAACAATGAAAGAGAAAAATAAAGAATTACTACAAAGATTTAATGCTACCAATAAATTAAGGAAACAAGCAAAGACATTAACAAGATTAGAATTAATAGAAAAGAATAAAAATATTAATGAGCATATAGTCAGCAATACTTGGTATAGTGTAAATGGTGATATAGATATTGAAAAAGAATTAAACTTTAAATTTGAGGGTACTGACTAATTACTGTATTTAAGATTTATATATTAAGTCCCCCTTTAGTGCGGGGAACACATTATAACAACAATACAGGATTTGTCAATGGGAACTATTATTACAATTATTTTATTATTATTTATTACAGCAATATTTTTATTTGAAGGAAAAGATTAAATGATTACAACAAACAAACAAGCTGAAAAAATTATGGTTAGTTTGGGTAGGGCTAATAAAATGCCTTGCCCTACATATAATACACCTGCCATAAGATGTAAAACAGGAAGTAAATTAAGAAAAACAAAAGGCACAATTTGTCATGGGTGTTATGCTATGAAAGGAAATTATTTATTTCCAAGTGTAAAGCAAGGATTAGAAAAACGATTTAATGCTTTTAAAGATAAAAGATTTGTTGAAGCTATGGTTTTTCAGATAACAAGAAAAGCAACAAAATATGGTCATTTCCGTTGGTTCGATAGTGGGGATTTAAACAATATAAGTATGTTAGAAAAAATAGTTATGATTTGCCAACAAACACCCCATATTAAACATTGGCTACCAACAAGAGAAGTTAAGATTGTAAAAGATTATTTAAAAATATATAAGGAATTTCCAGAAAATTTAATTGTAAGGTTATCAGCCCCTATGGTTGACGGAAAGCCCTTAAATTTTGAGCATACCTCAACTGTTCATCATAAAGAAAAGCCAATAGGTCATGATTGCCCCTCTAGGTTTCAAGATAATAAATGTATGGATTGTAGGGCTTGTTGGAATAAGGATATAAAAAATATAAGTTATCATAAACATTAATAAAAAAAAGTGTTGACAATAAAAAGAAAAGAAAGTAAAGAAAAGAAAGTAAAGAAAAGAAAGGAAAAGAAAGTAAAGGAAAGAAAGGAAAGAAAGTAAAGGAAAAGAAAAGAGTTTATATATTTGGTTGCCGATAATGAAAAAATGAATTGACATTGTGGGTATAAAATATGCCAAGTATATAATCTAGCGGAGGAGAACCTTGAAAATATAGGCTTCCATAATCCAGAAATGGACAGATGCTAGAAATTGTAGAGAGAACCCAAGCCTAATTTAGGTATATAAAAATGGGACATACAAGCTCTACAGAAAGTGAGGGGCTACCATGACAACAAAGTGCATATAGGTAATAGGTAATGCTAAACTTACGGTTTGCACCCCCTCATTAAGTTGTAAAGAATACCACTTATGTATCGCAACATTATTAGTGGGGTAGTAAGCGAAGCTAAAATTCTTGCGAGGGATTTTAAATGCTACTAGCAGGGGAGCTTACGAACTGGCTTGGGTAGTGCCATTGAAGTGCGAGAAATCGTAGGCAGATAAAACTACCCAAAGGCGATACAGTAATCCTGCAATGCTGAAGAACTGGAATTGTATGTTGTGAACATTCGTGGCTTGGGTAGTGCCAAGAGGATTGTGTTTGATGTAATGTAAGACTGGTTTGAAACGCTTTTACTATTACACAAAGTAATCAAGAGTTCCTAAAAACTACCCAAATTTACGCTAGTATCAAACCTGTCGGCGATTGACTTGTAGGTGGTTGGCTGTTGTAAGAGTTCTAGACAGATTCCAGAAACCCTTTGGTACTAGCGTAAGTTTAAGAGTTTCAGTAAATGAGCGTCATAATTAGGTTTGAGTACACACAAACTGTCCATAGCTAGCGTATGGTTATAAACTCGGAATTTGCTGATTTGACGAGTCAAGGGGGAGTTGTTAATCCTTTCGCCCTCTTGACTTTTTTTTATTTTACTATATACTATCCTGTTCTATGAATTTTAATAATCAACTATCTCTTATCAAAACTCTGATTCCAGAGGGAGAAGTGGACACAAGAATAGATTGTCCATTTTGCAATCACACCAATACATTAACAATTAAAAGAATAAATGCCGATTTAGTTTGGTATTGCTTTCATGCATCTTGTTCAGCCAAAGGAAAACACGAGGGTGAAATGACAATGCAACAGGTATACGAAACCGTAGTAATGAAAGAAAAAGAAAAAGGAAAAGAAAAAGAAAAGCCATTTGTAATACCAAAAAGTTTTGTTAGTGTTTTTTCTACAGATAAATGTACAAATTATTTAAAAAAGAATCACTGCATGGAATCATACATAAAAGGAAAAGCAAGTTTAATGTATGATGTAAAACAACACCGAGCAGTATTTTTAATAAAAGAAAAAGAAAAAGTAAAAGGTGCAATTGGTCGTGGATTAAATTCAGAAGTATATCCTAAGTGGTTTATCTATGGAAGTAAAACTTATCCTTTTATTTGTGGCAGTAGTGATACAGCAGTCCTGGTAGAAGATTGTGC